TAGAGTACTCGTATATCATCAACATCCACCAATCAAAAAATATTTTGTCTGATGTGTTAGGCGCAACCACAGGCACTTTTGATCAAGACGGAGAAATTAAAACTGGCCCAACTGATGTTGCCTTGAAATTTCCAAGAATGTCTTTTAACTACACCAAAAAGGTGGGCGAAGGAGTTGGTGCTCAAATCGGTGTTGGAGGAACACAAAATATTTATTCAGCATCCTTCAACGTTACAGCAAGTGTTCAAGACTATGATCTTCAAGAAATCGTAAGCTCATCAGCAACAGATTCTAGCATGCCTTTCTTCAACAAGGTTGGCAACAAGAGAGTTGAAATAAGAAAAGTCTTTTATAAATCGCCTTATGTTATGTGGCGCTTCTTTGGCTATTATGGCGGCCTATCAGTTGTTGGCAACCTGCACAACTATGGCCAGTGGTCTGATGATTCAACCTTTGAACTCATCCCAACATGGCAAAACAAGCTTCAAGCTATGGCTTTTGAGGACTCAGTCTATACGAGGATCTCTCATTATTCATACGAGATCAGAAACAATAAATTAAGATTGTTTCCAACACCAAGCGTTCATGCAGCAGAAAAGATCTGGTTTGAATTTTCAGTAAATGAAGATCCTTGGGAAGAAGACTCAGACAGAGAGTCTGGCGTTAATGGTGTCAACAACATGGGCACGATTCCCTTTGCGAACATACCATACGCCAATATTAACAGCATTGGCAAGCAGTGGATCAGAAGATATGCTCTTGCGATCAGCAAAGAGATGCTAGGGCAGATTCGTGGTAAATTTAGCACTGTACCTATCCCTGGTGAGGCAGTGACCCTAAACCACTCTGAGCTGATATCGCAGGCCAAAGAAGAAAAAGAAAAACTCAGAGAAGAACTAAAGGCAGTTCTCGATGAGATGACATATGCCAAGTTAGCAGAGCAAGACGCTGCAAAGCTTGAGAGTGCAACCAAAGCACAACAAAACATTCCAGTTACCATTTTCGTAGGGTAGATAGATGAGTGATGACGATAACAGATGGTCGCAGCCAGCTCAACCTCCACCTCCCATGTTCTTGGGAGAAAAAGAGCGAGATCTGGTCAAGCAGGTTAATGATGAGCTTATTGAGCGAGTTATTGGTCAGCAAATCGCCTATTACCCTATAAGCATAGAGCACACCAACTTTCACCCACTTTACGGCGAGAGCATAGAAAAAACATTTCTACCTCCCATCAGGGTCTATGCTCTTATCGAGTGGGAAGGCATCAAAACAGAATATATGCAGAAGCTTGGTCTTGATAAAAGCACAAGCATTGTTATTCACTTCCATAAGAGAAGACTGACAGAGGACCAAGACCTATTTGTAAGAGAAGGCGATTTTGTTTTATATGACAGCAGATATTATGAGATCGTAACTCTCTCAGAGCCAAAAAGATTATTTGGTCAAGAGCAGCACAAAATGGAAATATCGGCTAAATGCATAAGAGCACGCGAGGGACTTTTCGATGGCAGGTGATTACAGAATAAAAGAACAATTAATGACCCCATCGACACTAGAGACCATCGATACTGCTTTGTTTGAATTTTGCGATAAAGAAATTAATCCGTTCTGCACAACCAATAAAGGCTGGAGAAAAGTTCCTATTATCTGGATGACAGCCGAAAGAGCCTTTCAAATTAAGTCTAATAAAGACTTGAGAGATAGTTCTGGATCTGTTATCTTGCCTGCGATAACAATAGAAAGAAAATCTGTTGTTAAAGATCTTTCAAAGAGAGGCATCACACCAACAGATATACCTGCCTTCAACGATGAGAAGGGCGGCTCAATTGTAATTGCAAGAAGGCTAAATCAATTTGAAACTGCCAAGATCATAAACAACAATTCAGAAAAGGCCCTCGGTGAGGGCAAAATAAACCGCAGAAACAGAAACAAGTCTCCTGTGTTGTCATTCGGCAAACAGTCTTTTTTGTTAGCAGAGAACAAGCCGATTTATGAAACTATTTCAATTCCAATGCCAATATATCTTGAGATCACATATTCTGTGAACATCAAGGCCGAGTATCAGCAACAGATGAATGAAATCGTAACGCCCTTTATGACAAACACGGGCGGCGATAGCTATAGATTATTAAAATATGATCGCCACCGCTACGAAGCTTTCTTTCAATCCGATTTTGGTCAAGATAATAACGGCTCCTCTCTAAGCGAAGAAGAACGAAGATACGAGACAACATTCGATATAAAAGTTCTTGGATATATAATTGGTGCAGAAAATAACCAAGAAAGACCAAAGATAACAATCAGGCAAAGCTTGACAAAGGTTATCATCAATAGAGAAAGAACAATCTTTGGAGATATCCCAGAACACACAAAAAAGGGCTATTATAGGGGTCCACATCCGTCCGACAGAGACGATAACCTAGACGATTCTTGAAAAGATAATTAGGACTCTAGAAAAATAAATAACTATTTACTAGGAACATCGACTTTTAAGTGATTGTTTCTTCTAGGAGGAAGATTAGAGCATGTCTACAAAGAAATTTAAATTCGTGTCTCCTGGTGTCTTTATCAGCGAGATTGACAATTCACAACTACCAGCAACTTTTGATAAACTAGGACCAGTTGTTATTGGTCGAACCGAAAGAGGACCAGCAATGCGTCCCGTTCGCGTTGATTCATTCTCTGAATTTATCGAGACTTTCGGTAATCCTATCCCTGGTGGGCAGGGTGGAGACATCTGGAGAGACGGAAACTATTCTTCCCCTACCTATGCCGCTTATGCAGCACAAGCTTGGTTAAAAAACAGTGGCCCCTGCACTGTTGTTCGTTTGCTCGGCGTCGAAGACCCAGAGGCTGATAACTCTGGTAAAGCGGGCTGGCAGACAGAGAACATTGCGGCAACAGACGTAGCCAGCACAAACGGCGGAGCTTACGGTCTTTTTATTGTTCCGTCTGCCTCTGCTGATTCCGCTGTGACTGGTACTCTTGCTGCTGTTTGGTATCTTGATAAGGGCGGCATCTACCTCAGCGGTACAGTGAGAGCATCTAGCGATGCCGTAACTGGTTCTGCTACCATGATCAAGAACACAAACTCTCCAACAAGCCCTGCAGCAGCAGAGTTTAAGGTTTTAATTGATGATGAATCTGGTGCGACAACCGATACTGTTGTATTTAACTTTAGCAGAACATCTCAGAGATACATCAGGAAGGTGTTCAACACCAACCCAACACTTCTTAACACCGCAATCACAACCACCGCAGGACAAAAGAAATATTTCTTGGGTGAGACATTTGAAAGGGCAGTTGAGCAACTTTCTTCTTCATCTGACTACTTTGGCATTGTCTTAGCTCTTTCCGATGCCACAAACAACGGCGGCAAATTTAGATTCGCAAGCAAGCCAGCTCAGAGTGGTTGGGTCTTTTCTCAGGACTTGAGTAACAACCCAGCCACATACGACCCAGAAAATATGCAGAAGCTATTCAAGTTTGTTTCTTTGGATACTGGTGAGTGGGACCAATCTAACTTGAAGATTTCCATTCAGGACATTGCAGCCCCAACAAACCAAGATGACCCATTTGGTACTTTCTCGGTTGTTGTTAGAAGAGCTGATGACCATGACGGTTCATTGAAAGTTGTTGAGAGATTCTCAAACTGCAACCTCAACCCCAATTCCTCCAACTATCTTGCGAGAAAGATTGGTGATCGCTTTGTTGAGTGGGACTCTGTTGAGAAGAGACACGACTTGTTCGGAAACTACGACAACGCATCTAGATTTGTAAGAGTCCAGATGGACCAAGATGTTGATGCCGGTGCCACTCCAGCAGCACTTCTTCCATTCGGATTCTATGGTCCTATCAAATTTGACGATGTTGATTTGACCTCTGGCTCTACCGACTCTAGCCTTGGTGCTGGCGCATTTGTTATGGGCGAGGACGATATTTACAGAAGCCTTGGAACCAATGGTGTAAACTTCTTGAACTCCGACAACAACAACCCACCAACAACGGAACTGAACTTGAAGTTGGAATTCCCAGAACTTCCACTGAGGCTGAAGTCTACTGATGGCGATCTATCGAGCCCGAAGGACGCTTATTTTGGAATTGATTCTACAAGAAACGGAGCTTCGATCAGCAGATTTGAGGAGAGCTATATCGACCTTGTTAGGGTGCTTCCAAGCGGATTCAGTAACACGGCAGAGTCTGCGGGCGCTACAAGTCATTCATTCATGTTTACACTTGATGACTTGTCTGGTAGTGGCGCACAGACAGCACAAGGCACCTTCCCAGAGGCGGATTATGTTGTTAACTCAAGGGCCAACCAGACTTCTATCTCATCTAATGGCTTGAACGAGTGGAAGACTGTTTTGGATTCTGGCTTCGGACAGTTCACCCTGCCGCTTGTCGGAGGATTCAATGGCTTGAACATTAAAGAGAAAGAGCCTTTTAGAAACTCTCTCTTAACCGACAAGACAACCAGAACTAGTTACGCCTATGAAAGTGTCAAGCGTGGCATCGATATGATCAAAGACCCAGAGGTTGTTGAGTATAGCTTGGCAACAGTACCTGGCCTTACAAACCAGCCTCTCAATGAGCACCTTATCGCAACCTGTGAGGCTCGCGGTGATGCCCTGGCTCTTGTTGACCTACAGGGCGGATACGAAGCGGCAGCAGAAAACAACTCTGCTTTCAAAGATAGGGTTGGCGATGTTGATACAACCATTAGTGACTTGCTTGCAAGGGGTGTAAACAGCAGTTACGGCGCTGCCTACTATCCTTGGGTGCAGACGGTTGATGAAATTAACAACGCTCTTGTTTGGGTTCCGCCTTCTGTTGTTGCCCTAGGTGTGATGGCAAATGCAGAAAGAAACTCCGAGCTTTGGTTTGCACCAGCAGGTTTTACTCGCGGTGGTTTGACAAACGGCGCCGCTGGCTTGAGAGTTGTTAATGTTGCGCAGAGACTTTCTTCCAAAGAAAGAGACAAGCTCTACGCAGCAAACATCAACCCAATCGCAAGTTTCCCAGCAGAAGGCATTGTGGTCTTTGGCCAGAAGACGCTTCAGGTCACACCATCTGCCCTAGATAGAATCAATGTTCGCAGACTTCTTATCTTTGTTAAAAAAGAAATCTCAAGAATGGCTGCAACAACTGTCTTTGAACAAAACGTCAGAAGCACTTGGAACAATTTCTTGGGAAGGGTTAACCCATTCCTTAGAAGCGTTCAATCTAGACTTGGCGTAGATGACTTTAGAGTTATTCTTGACGAAACCACAACAACACCAGATTTGGTTGACAGAAACATCATGTACGCTAAGATCTTCCTGAAGCCAACAAAGGCAATCGAGTTTATTGCCCTTGACTTTGTGATCACAGATAGCGGCGCAGGTTTCGAAGACTAAAATAAATAAAATGCTCTAACCATACTAGTTATGTGTTAGAGCATTATAAAGGAGAATTAATAAATGGCTGAGCAACGGTTTTGGGCCGACCCACAGTTAGAGCCCAAAAGAAACTTTAGATGGATTTTGAACATGAACGGCGTGCCTGAGTTCGTCATCAAGAAGGTAACTAAGCCTTCTTTTGAGATCACAGAAGCCAAGCACGAGTTCCTTATCCACACCTTTTACTATCCAGGCAGACTGACTTGGAACGAAGTTAGCATCACCCTTGCTGATCCTGTTCAGCCTGATTCTTCTCAAAGAATGGTTGACAACTTGGAGCGAGCAGGTTATCGTATCCCAACTGATCCGGGTGTTATCCAGACAATGGCAAAAGCGCCAGCAGTTGATGCACTTGGTCAGGTTACACTGCGCCAGATTGACGCAGAGGGTAACGATATCGAAAGATGGATTTTGGTTAACTCTTGGATTAAGAGCGTTAACTTTGGTGAGCTGGCTTACGACAATGATGAGATTGTCAACATTGAGCTTAAGATTAGATACGACTTTGCAGAGAAAGAACTCTGATATAAAATTAATTAGGACAACAAATGAGGTGATGAATGTCCAGGAACAATGATCAACGATCAGGCGCTAAAGCCAATAGCGCAAACCCCGCAACCCCCGCTGTTTTAACCAGCCAAAAACAAACTTTTAATTTTGTAATGCCCACCGAACTGGTAGACTTGCCCTCAAAGGGCGAGTTCTATCCAGAGGGGCACCCTTGTCATGGCAGGGACACAATTGAAATTCGACACATGACTGCAAAGGACGAAGATATTTTAACTTCAAAGTCCCTGTTAAAAAAGGGCCTTGCAGTCAACCGACTTTTGAAAAGTGTTATTGTCGATAAATCAATTGACCCAAGTGGTTTATTGGTAGGTGACAGAAATGCTCTGCTTGTGGCAGTAAGATCAACTGGCTATGGAACAGACTACAAGACAAACGTTTTGTGCCCCAATTGTGCTAGCAGAAACTCTTTTTCTTTTGATATCTCAAGCCCAGAGATTGCATTCCCAAGTGATGAGCTTTTGAGCGAATTGGGTGCCTCTAAGACTGCTGCTGGCACTTTTACTCTAGATCTGCCCAAGACAAATGTAACTGTTGAGATTCGCTTGCTTGACGGATACGATGAGATAAAACTAGCAGATAGGATCAAGCAGAGAAAAAAGACCAATCTACCAGAGTCCAACTCAACAGAGCAATTCAGGCTTATAATTGTCTCTGTAAATGGCGATGACAGCAAAAACACAATCAACCAGTTCATCAATGTTATGCCAGCGATGGACTCTAGATATTTGAGACTTGTTTATAAAAAACTAAACCCCAATATCGACCTAACTCAAGATTTCTCTTGTGGCGAGTGCGACTTTGAAGGCCCGATGGAGGTGCCTTTCACGGCAGACTTTCTTTGGCCTAAGCAGTGAGTACATAAAGAATGTCTATGAGCAGTTCTTTATTTTAAAATATCATGGAGGTTGGAGCTTTCTTGAAGCTTATAACCTGCCTGTCATGATCCGAAACTGGTTTACAGAGAGACTTATAAAGCAGATCGAAGAAGAAAACGATCAAATAGAGAAAGCTCAGTCAAAATCTAAAAGATAAACCCCCATCAAAGCTCCGACGAATCCCTTCTTTTCTATTTCAACACTAATTAATCTGTAAAGGTCAGCCTATTAGTTTATAAATTATGCTGTCTAGGAGCACTGTTGCGTTATGTCTGATGATTTAAAAAGCCTACTCAGTTTTATTGAAAGTTTAAATCCTGAAAGGGTTCAAGAGTTTTCCGATGCCATTGATATCTTGACAGAGAGAATGAAAATTCTTGGAGATATTGACCCAGACGATATTACAAAGGAAAAGCTTGAAGCGCAAAAAAGACTTCTAGAAGAGAGAGAAGAAATTATTTTAAGACTTCTCGTTCTTGGTGAAAGAGAGGCAGAAGCTCTTCAAAATAAAATAGCCGATGGTGAGTTACTTGGCACTCTAAGTAAACGACAACTCGCCCTAGAAGAACAAAAGCTACAGCGACTCCAAGCAAACATAGAAGCAGTTGAAAAGCAAGGCGAGCAAGGTTTGCTTGCTACTAATATTGCTAAAGAGTTTGGTAACACTCTTAAAGAAACTCTAGACACAAACGAACAAATAGGAGAGTCTGCTGCTAGCTTTATAGGAACTCTTACAGGCATAGATGACGGTTGGAAAAATACGCTTGTTGGAGGTTTTGCAGCGGCAGCAATGAAATCCCAAGATCTTGTTGGCGCTATGGAGCAAGTAGGAGAAAAAATATCCGAACAACTAAGCCCAGCCAACATATTGGGATCGACCTATATGAAAGTGATGGAAGTCATGGGTACTTGGGCTATGATGACTCTCAACTTTGCAAAAGCCCAAGATCAGATGATTACATCTGTTAGGGAAGCTACTTTTGGTTCAAAAGAGTTTGATGATGTTGTTGTCAACGCACAACTAAACGTTCGAACACTAGGCGTCTCTACTCAAGAGATGGGTGCTGCTTTTGCTGCCCTCCATAGAAACATGAGCGAGTTCACTAACATGAACAAAGAAGCTCAAATGGAACTTTTAGAATTCACTGCTGTTATGAGCGAGTTTGGATTGAGCGCGGATCTAACCGCCACTAACTTGCAAATTTTAACAAAAAGCCTTGGATTCAGCGTAACCGCAGCACAAGAGGTCAATAGAGAACTTATTGCTGCTGGCCAGGCAATAGGAATGAGCGCGGATCAAATTATTTCAGGCTTTGGTCAAGCAATGCCAGTCTTGGCAAAATACGGCAAAGATGCACCAGAAATTTTTAAAAGAGTTGCTGCTGCTTCAAAGGCAACTGGCTTGTCCATCCAAAGTTTGATCTCTATCACCGAAGGCATGGATACCTTTGAGGGTGCAGGCGAAGCAGCAGGTCGCTTAAATGCCTTGCTTGGCGGCACCGTAAACGCACTTGATCTCTTAAACGCAACAGAAGAAGAAAGAATTGGAATTTTAATTCGATCTGTCGAACAATCAGGCAAAAGTTGGGAGTCGATGGGCAGGTTTGAAAGGCAAGCCATTGCCAGTGCAGCAGGTATCTCGAATATGGCAGAAGCCAATATGTTATTTGGCATGTCAAGTTCTGCTTATGATGAAATGATTGCCAAGACTCAAGCCACAGCACTTTCTCAAGAAGAGTTAGAAGCAGCCACAAGAGCGCAAATGAGCTTAACAGAAAAGCTAGAAACCTTATTTCAAAGTTTTGCAGTTAGTTTAAGACCAGTATTTGAAGGCATAGGTATGGTCCTTGACTTTATTTTGAAACTTAGAAAAGAGATGGGAATGGGCTTCAACATTGTATTGCTCGGTACTCTTGGACTACTTGGGGGGATCGCCCTAACAATAGGTTCTGTTGTGGCCACGCTTGTTGCATTTAAGGTTGCCGTTACCCTAGCATCAGCAGCGCAGTTCTTTATGACTTTGCAAACAAATGGTTTATCAGCAGCACTAGCTAGTGTGGGTGTTTCTGGTCCCGCTGCTGGCGCAGGTGCTAGTGCTGCGGCTGCTGGTGTTGGCGCTCTCGGCGCAGCATCAAATGCAGGCTTAGGGTCGGTTCAATTAATCGCTGCTGCCGTTGCGGCGCTTGGAGTCTCATTTATTGCCGGTGTTGCAGCGTTTGCTTTGGTGATAATTTATTTACCACAGATCATTGAAGGGTTTAAAGAGCTTGTGCCCTTTATGTTGATGTTACCCTTCTATGCCTTCTCGGCGGCAGTTGCAATTAATATTCTTGCAGTTGGATTGTCTGCGTTCTCAACAATTATGGCTATTATGGCACCAATAATGCTTGTGGCTGGAATGGGCTTGCAGGCATTGGGCGCTGGCGCGCTTTCCCTTGGTGTTGGCGTATTTACCTTGGGCAAGGGATTTGAAGTGTTCTTTGGTCAAGTTAACAAGCTTCCAAAAGCAGTTGAAACTTTATCTTCTCTTGCTTTTCAACTTTCTGGTTTGTTACTAGTCGGAGCAACGTTGGCACCTAGCATGATCGCTGTCGGCCTTGCCTTACTGCCTCTTGCTCTTGGTATCGGCGCAATTGGTCTAGGCTTGGCAGCGATGAATAAAAACTTTAAAGTGATTGGAAAGATGACAACTGAATTGGTGGAGTTCTCAGGTGCCATTCTCGATCTAGTTTTGCTTGGCTCTGTTTTCTCTGGCTTTCTTATTACGACTGGGTTAGCTATCATGCCTGTTGGTGTAGGTATTGCGCTTTTGGGCGTTGGCTTGTTGTCTATGGGCTTTGGATTGGAGAAAATCAGAAAAGAAGCTGATGGTCTTGGGATGCTTGCTGCGCAACTCGGACTATTCTCAAGTGCAATGGGCGTTCTTGGCTTATTGGCAGGCGGCGGCATTCTTGCAATAGGCGCAGCCTTTGTTACTTTGGGCTTGGGGCTCTTGGCTGTTGGTTTTGGATTGGACAGTGTTAAAAAGGGCATACGAGGAATCGGTGCCGACGCAGGCCAAAGAATTGGAGAATTTTTATTTCAACTGGGTATGGGTCTGGCTAGCATGGTCGGACCAGGTTCTCTTGCTGGAGTAACTATCTTGGGCAACATGGCAATGTCCGGCCTGCCTGATTTAATCGAATCAGCAGTAAAGCTAACACCAGAAAAAGTAACAGCAGTTGGACAAGTTGTTGATCACGCCGGTAAATACGCAGAGATCCAGAGAACCATGAGGCCCACCGCTGAAGATTCTTTTGCTGGCTTGCTTTCTGAAGTGAAAAAAATGGCTCAAGGAGCCGGTGGCGGCGGAGGCTCAAAAACAATTGTTCTTAAAATAGGCGAAAGGGAATTCGCAAGAGCAGTCATCGACGCAATAGAAGATTATAACGAACTAGAGATCTAGCAGGGGAGAAGAGGATGTCGTATGAAGACGCTGTTGGTTTATTGACCAACAAACACAAATTAAGGATTAATTTCCAACATGTACTAACTGGCAGGACGGTCTTTTTTTCTGCATTTCTCACAGATTTCAGTGACAAGTGGAATTCAGAATGGGAAAGTACGTCTGTCTATGGTAGAATGGATGACATCAAAACATTTAAAAAGACAACAAGAGAAATAACCATAGGCTGGGACGTTGTTGCGGCTGATAAGTTGGAGGCAGAAGAAAATTTAATTAAGTGTTCTACTTTGATCTCTATGCTTTATCCAACTTATTCTAGTGAAGGCGGCGCTGGGTCCATATCTGGTTCACCATTATTTAAATTGAAATTCGCCAACCTCATCTCAGACCCAGAGCTTCCTTCTTGGAGTGCCTCTGTCTCTGATGCCGGTCTTGTTGGCACTATCAATGGTTTTGACTATAAGCCAGAATTGGAGCCTTCTTTTTTTATTTCTCCTGAACAAGGTTTGATTGCAAAAACAGTAAAAATGTCTTGCACATTTACAGTTCTCCACACAAAGCCAGTTGGCTGGAATGATGGATCTTTTAGACAACTTTCTTATCCTTATGGTTTCGGCAATCATGGTAAAGTAACCGCAACAGCAGGTGGAGCCATAGGCATAGACGGCACATCAGGTGCTGGCGGCTCTATAGGAGCAGGTTCAGCGGGTGGTTCCATAGGCGCGGGTAGAGGCGTTGTCGGTACAAGCGCAAGTGACACTGTTGGCGCAGGTGCAAATATTAAAAGTGCAGAAGTGGCAGCAGAGGTCGAAGCTGCTGCCGAGGCAGCAAAGAGCGATACGAGCAAGATGATTGACAACGTTGGCGCTAATTCTATTTTGGGGAGACTTTTGAGATGATTTCAAGATACGACGACAGGATTCCTGTTTTAAACAAACACGATAGATATAAAGAATTAATTGAAGAAAGAGGCTTGAACCTAATCAGGCACTTTAATTCTCCAAATTTAAGATTTCCAACAGAAAACGAAATTGCCTCACTGACAATTATAAATCACTATTGGGCTGTTGGCGACAGATATTATAAATTGGCGAACGAACACTATGGAGACTCTAGGCTCTGGTGGGTTCTTGCTTGGTTTAATAGAAAACCAACCGAATCACACTTGGCTTTAGGAGACTTGGTTTATGTGCCCTTACCATTAAACAGGGTTTTATCTTTCTTGGATGTTTAGGAGTTAAGAATGTCAATAGGGAGCATTTTCGGCTTTGGCGGAAACAAAAAAGTAAAAAAAGTTAATAACCGCTTTAACAAGAAGACGGAAGAAGAACCTGAAGTATTAGAAGATGATGATGCAATTGTAAAAGAGCGCAGGTTTCAAAAGCAGTGCTTTTTGATCGAGAACATGGAAAAATTTCATGGTTTCAACAGAAAGCACTTGTACGACAAATTGGCCATAATAAACGGAGAGCCCTCAGTAATAACAAACGAGTTAACCAAAAGACCAGGGGTCGAAAGGTTGTTCGAGATATCTCCAGCACAATTGTCCTTGCTCGTACCAACTCTTCGAATTTTTAAAGTTGAATACGCAGATGAGAGCGATAGGGTTGGCGTTGATAGAGAATTAAAGTTTGACTCTTATCTCAGTAGATCTAGCGTTGACGCGATTACTGCGAGCGGTAGAGGCAGACCAAACAGTGTTGGCATAGAAAAGTTTACTTGGGACTATTTCGGCAAAAACCCAGCAGAGGCCACCACAAACATCAAAGCCAGCTTGTCAATTTTTATTCAAAACATTGAGTCTCTTGGTCTTCAAGACGAAAGCGGAGATAGTGATGTAGAGGGAGCCTTGGATAGCGACAATTCAACAGTTCAAGGCGAGGCCAGAATAACAGACCTTTTTATTTTTTCAAAAAGAGAAATACAAGAGGGCAAGGGTTGTAAATCTAAAAGAACTTATAACCCCAAGCACTTTAGAATAAAAGCAATTGTGGGTTGGGCCGTACCTCCAAAAAATGATCTCATAGACCCAGAGTTGATGCAGGTTATAGGCTCTCTTCAGACCGTGCTTATGCTTGATCTAACAAGGCACTCCCTGGATTTCAGAGAAGATGGTACGTTGACACTTACAGCAGACTATATTGGATCAGTTGAAAGCTCAATAAATCATCCAAGCACAGATATCTTAAACATTGGAGAGGATTTAAAAGAAAGAGAGCAAGAACTTTCCGATAGAAAAAACAGATCCAAATGCAAAGAAGATCCAAATGTTGAAGATCCAGATATTAAAGGTGATCGAGATGAAAAGGATATCGAGGAAGAAAGAGGCGAGATAGAAGGTCTTAGGTCCAAAGACAGAATAAAAAAATACAGAAGACTCTTGCAAACAATAAAAGACACAAAAAGAATATTCTTTGTTGATGTACCTAGATCATCCCTTGGTATTACAGAATCGGGGGATCAGATAGCAAGAGAAAAGCCAAAGAAGGATGATACCTCTGAGGAAGAAGAAAAGAAAAGCAAAGAAGATCCGCCAGAAGAAGATAAAGGCCCAGACATTGAGCCACAAAAAGCAGAGACAGCCGAGCCAATAGACAAAGCCTTGGAAGAAGGTGCAAAAGAGCAGGCCGAAGAAGAACCGTCAGTAGAAGAGGCTCGTGAAGAAATAATAGAAAATCTTGATAATGAGATTTTAAATGAAACAAGTAAAAGAGTAAACAAAAATAACATTCGAATCAACTTTATTTACTTTGGCGATATAATGAACTCAGTCTTAGAGGTATTAGATGCCAGAGGAAGTGCAGTGCCAGAAAACACAAGGCTCTTAATGGGTCCGATGATCTTCCATGACAATAGGGGTGACAAGGGATCTAGCACTCAAAAAAGAATGGTAAACCTAGCCGATATACCAATCTCTTTGGAATTGTTTACCCACTGGTGGACAAGCAAAGTTCTTAAGCCCGGTGGTATAACAAATTATTTTTTAAAGCAATTCATTAGAGATGCGATTCAAGACCTTATCTTTGCTTCAATCAAGGGTGGCTGCAATAGATCAAGTTTAAGCCAGTCAACTTTAATGGGTCTAAACGTTATTGTAACGAAAGGCAAAGGCCCAAGGGGCTCCAAGCCTAGGATTGAAAATGGCACGAGAGTTACTGTTGATGATATATCAGATAATCAGCAAGCGCCATTACCACCCGGAGCAGAAAGAAAAACAAATCAAGGTCTTCACCATTATATTTTTATTTTTTCTTCTGCTGAAGCCGCTGATATGTTCCAAGGCAATAGGGAAGAAGATTTTAGAAGGGGCATTTATCACTTGGGCATCGGAGAAGAGAGGGGTCTTCTGAGATCCGTTAAGTTCAGTCAGGTTGGGCAGAAATATCAAAAGGAAGCCAACTATGAGAGAGATGGTGCCGATGTAGAAAACTTCTTTAGAGAAAGATATAACGCAAAGGTAGAGCTATTTGGTAATGTTTTATTTTATCCAGGATCTCAGGTATATATAAATCCATCAGTTGTTGGCTTGGGGAATCCAAAGTCTAGAAACTCACTGGTTAGGAGGCTTGGGATCGGAGGGTACTATATTATTAAAGGCGTCTCAAACTCTATAAGCTCAGCAGGGTTTCAAACAACCCTTGATTGTGTGCACGAAAATAGAGGAGAAGGCACAGAAAAAACACCAAGAGAGCTGCCAGCAGATGGAGCAAATGGATTCCTTGGCACAGTGGCCGAAAGTCTTGGTATTGGTGGTGATGGCAAAGGAAAACAAAAAAGCGTTGACTCGCCTATTTTAGGTGCATTGGGATTCCCAGGGGCTAGCGAAGGATGACGATCTTAATCAAAGGCAAAAATAAAACAAATGCAAAACATGCATTCGTAATGCGAAATAACTATAAGTATTTTGGAATGCCAACTGCCGGAATGCCAACTGCCATAGACATGTGGGAGGAAAGACCTCACTATGGCAGGAAAGACAGTGGTGGCGATGCAATATATCTATCTGAGTCGCATCTTGTTCAGATTCCAACCGCAAGCGACGAGACCATTCAGGCTCTTGACTTTGTTGTCGATGCGTTTGTTGAATTTGCAAAAGAATACAGAGCATATAAAAGAGAAGGATTTTTAAATAATACAGGGCCATTTGCTAATATAGATGCAGTAAAGGGCTGGCCCCCTGGTGGCGTGAACTCTATGTATCGTCTATATCAAGAAATGATGTATAGAAACTTTATACAATCCTTCTTAAGCCACCGCCAGAGAAAAGATAAAGTTGTTTCACTAGAAAGCTTTATGGAAATGTTTATTGAATATGCCGACAAGATGCTACCAGAGTACCCTATTACGAGATCTGGATTGATTCTTTCTAAATATAGCGACCCTATGGTGAGTGGCCTTATGATAGAGGTCGCGCAAGCAGACCACTCAGACGATAGGATAAAAAACAGAGTTTTTATTAAAGATTACAATTTTCCTATTTTTAGAAAAGTAGCCGCCAAGCATGGCTTTATGATAGACAAGAATGCTCCTTGGAGATTGGTTGCAAATTTAAACTCCCCAAAAATGCAAGAATATATGACGAACAGGGGCAAGAGCCTTGACAAGCTATTCAAAACAACATACTATAGATCCTATAGGGGTGGAGTTAATTTTGTTGGCAATGATGTAACAGAATTAAAAATATTTTTATATGGCATCTACAACTCTCTTGTCAACTCTAATCCAACAGCAACGCAAAGAAAAGAGATCTTGCGTTCTTGTTCAACTTTTAGGGATGGCAACGTTAGTGCAAGCGATCCTGTTTTGTCCTCTGTTTCGCAAAGCAGTCGAACTATGTCAATCACAAGAGAAGTCGTTACTTTTGAAGATTTCGAACAAAAATACGATCAGTTCTTCTGGATGAAGATGTATATGTATATACGAGCCAAGGAAAACGGCAAAACTTGGACAGACAAACAGTTCAACAACAAAACAAAAAAAATGTTGCAGGTCTACAAAGCTCTTGACATCGCTGAAGCGTTAAGGTACATTAACGACGAGACGAAATAGCAAGAGTGGTGATATGCTTTTCCAGACACTTGACGACAAAAAAGAATGCATCGGCATTTATGCCAACAGCCAGATCCAAAACTCAATCCCTCCAGGCGTCACTAAGACTTGGGCTTATGCTGAATATCTAGAAGATCTTCAGATAGAGTATGCCAACCTGTATTGTGGTGGTAAGCCAATAAGCCAAGTCGTGCCTGAACACCTAAACCAAGAATGGCAAGAAGTCAGTGCTAAGATGAAGGCTTTTTTTAAGGCATTTACAACAGCAAAAATCGACCTAAAACTGCTTTGTTTCTACGATATGGTGCCAAGGGACGTTCTGCTTGAATGGTGCGATTTAAAGTCCAAAATCTGCACGCATGTCTTTGAAAATTATAAAAAGCCAGCCAACTATGACTTCCTAGTTGACTTAACCAAGCTAACCGAGAAGATCAAGTATCAGCAGGTCAATATTGATTTATCAGCACTAAGCTCCCCACTTGAGTCTTATCGGTCAAGGTCGTTTATTAAAAAAATAAAAACAATCAGTCCTTTTATCGAGTACGATATCTTTGGAAGCGTTACTGGCAGGCTAAGCACAAAACCAAATAGCTTTCCTATTATGACGATGGACAAAAAATACAGAAAAATAGTTAAGCCTCACAATGATTGGTTTGTGGAACTGGACTTTAATGCTGCTGAGTTGCGAACTTTTATTGCTCTTAACAAAAGAGATCAGCCTCAAGAGGATTTGCACGAGTGGAACATAAAAAATATCTTTAGGGGTTTCGGCACTCGTGAGGAGGCCAAGACAAGATTGTTTGCTTGGCTTTACAATCCCAAGTCAGAGGACTATCTGCTTAACAGAGAGTATGATCGAGATGCGATTATCAATGAATATTTCGATGGAACCCATGTAAGCACGCCTTATGATAGAAAAATCAGGGCAGTACCAAAAAATGCCCTGAATTACTTGATTCAAAGCACTTCAAGTGACTTGTTCTTGAGGCAAGTTATAAAAATAAACAAGCTTCTGCAAGATAGGGGTAGCTTTATAAGCTGGACCCTTCATGATTCTGTTATGATCGACTTAAAAGATGAAGATAAGCCTATTTTAAAAGAAATTATAGCTCAGTTTGGTGATACTGACTTTGGAAAATACTTGGTTAACGTGTCTGCTGGCAAAAACTTTGGAGATTTAAAGAAAATTAAATGAATATCGTAGGATTAGGCAACACAGGCTGCAATGTGGCCAAAATATTTGAAAACTACCCTCAATATAGGGTGTATCAGATCGACACAGAAGAACGCGAGGGCAAAAATACATTTTTATTTCCTCAATTCGACCATCCAGAGGACTATGAAAGGGGATGCCCTGATTTAAGCGAGTTTCTTGATATTCAGGGCGATGTTTTTTTTATTTTGGGAGGACCAGGCAGCATTACGGGTGCATCCTTAAGGATATTGGAGCAAATTAAGCACTGCAACATCAGCATTATTTATTTTAAGTCTGATCAGAGCCTCTTATCGAGTATAGGGCAACTTCATCAAAGGGCCACCTTTCATATTTTACAAGAATACACCAGATCAGGCGTGTTCAAAGAGATTTTTTTGCTTGACAACCAGGTGATTTCTGGTATTATTGGCGATGTTCCGATTGTTGAGTACTACAGCAGGATCAACAACTTGGTTGTGCCGATAATTCACTTTATTAATGTCTTTAACAATACAAAACCAGTTATGAGTACCTTTTCAAACTTGGCCGAGACATCAAAAATAAAAACTCTTTCCATTCTCAACATGGAAGATGGAACAGAGAAGGCGTTTTTTTCTCTTGACAGCCCAGTCGAATCAAGGTACTATTACGGCATTGGTTCTGAGTCGCTTAAAAACGACTCGACCCTAAACAACAAAATCAGGAATCAAATGAAGATTAGTAAGGTTAAAACTGGTTTTGGTATTTATGAAACAAGCTACAACTATAACTTTTGTTATGGTGTTCTTTGTAGCCGAGAGATCGCAACTTTTTGATTTTTTGCTTGACAGGCGGTTTTTGTTCTGTCATACTGTTCGCAGATGGTTGAACGCCATCAACTATAGACCCATTAACACATAGGAGGAAAAAATGGGACTTAACATGGATAAGATTCGCGCTAAGTACAATGCTCTCAAGAACGGTGGTGCCAAGGGTGAGACCAAGAACAACTTCTGGAAGCCTCAAGAAGGTGAGCAGACAATTCGTATTGTGCCTACGCCCGATGGTGATCCGTTCCGAGACTATTGGTTCCACTACAACGTGGGCAAGGCAATGGGCTTCTTGAGCCCAAAGAAAAACTTTGGTGAGGAAGATCCCTTGAACGACTTTGTTCGTTCTCTCTGGTCCGACTACAACCAAACTCAAGACGAGGAAACCAAGAAGTTGGCAAAAGACCTGAGCGCCAAGCAACGTTTCTTTGCTCCTGTGCTCGTGCGAGGCGAGGAAGATCAGGGTGTTCGTATCTGGGGTTTCTCTAAGACTGTCTACGAGGATATTCTGGGCATGATCTTGGACCCTGACTATGGTGATATCACCGACATTGATCGAGGGTTTGACTTGAAGGTCACATACGGTAAGCCTGCTGGAGCACAGTACCCAAAGACCACGATCAAGGCTCGTCGTAACCCTACGCCCCTGAGCGAGGATAGAAACCAGGTGTCTGCTTGGCTGGACAACATTCCAGACTACAACACCCTGTTCCCTCGCAAGACCCCTCAAGAAGTCCAAGTTATTTTGGACGAGTTCCTGATGGCGGGCTCCAACCCTGAAGAAGTCTCCTCCGAGACCACCCGCTACTCAAACGGTGCAACCGACGTTGACAAGGCTTTC